CTTTCCCTCTAAAGGCAAGATTAGAGTTTTACAAACTATTGGTAGGGGTTTAAGAAAAGCTTCAGGTAAGGATAGGGCAGTGCTCTATGATATTGCCGATGACATTGGTAGTAACTATACACTCAATCATTTTATTGAACGAGTGAAGATTTACAATGAAGAAGGATTTGATTACGAAATCTTTAACTTAGACTTGAGCGACAGATAAGCTCTGTAATTCCCTTTATTTCTTCTTTGCTCATTTTATTACGAAGTCCAAATAAACTCCTCGTTATAATTTCCATTTTATCCCTATCAGCATACATCATTTCGTATAATGATCTAATGTAGAAGAGTTGATTTTTATTCACAAGCTATTCTGACAAATAATACATTCAACTTGACGGAGTTCATTATTGGGTATTCTATATCTTAATCTTTCTTTATTCTTTTCTAAGCTGTCTAACTTTATTAAGTTAAGATTGTGTTCAGCTTTATTAATGAAATTTAGAAAACTACTTCTTTTAAGATCATTAATTTCCTTTATCGTCCTTAGGTATAGTGCCTGATTCTTTGTTATCATGATCATTAGTGTAATGGTTGAAAAGAAAGTCATTGACTTCCGCTCTTTCTTCTTTTGAGAAGTTTTTAATTTGTTCAAAAAGATATCTTGACTGTATCTCTCGTTCTTCTGAGCCTTTTTCTAACTTGCTAATTTCAAGCATAGTTTTAATGTGGAGGAATTGATCTTTGTTCATTAATTTCTAAAATTTCTTTATCTGTTAATTGAGACCATAATTTGTCCAATACGTCCAACATTTCGCATATCGCAGCATCGTCTTCTTCACTAATACTTTGGTATTGATTTAGTTTTTGTAGATACTACTCTTTATAACTCATAATGTTATGTGTACTCAGCTTCAAATTTCTCTATGCCTAGAACTTCAATCATGCTTTCTTTTTTACCTTGAAAACCGGGAATGTCTTCAAATACGAATTCTACTGGGACAAAGCGACCTAAACCATGATTAGCTTCTTTCCAAATATAATTAAAGACACTCCCTTTTCTTTGCGTAGACATAATTACTTGTCTTTTTGGATGAATTCCATAAAATACTTCTTCTAGTTTTTCTGGAGTGTAGAAAGCGAATTCATCATAATAAGCAATGTCAATAGAGTATGCTTTTGGGTTAGTCACTAATACGGAACCGTTGCTAAGGGCTATCTTGCTTTTATTAAAGGAAACTACTTCAATACCAAATTTTTCAGGAATTGTTTTTAATTCGCTAAGGATACCAATAATACCGTAGTCAATAGTCTGTCTGTTAAACGCTGTAAATAAAACTGTTACTTTATTCGTTACCATTTCATGAACGATGGATTTAGCAATGCAGATACTTTTTCCAGCGTGTCTTGGTGCTTTTACTAAAACAAAGTTTTCTTTATTAATCGTGTTAATGATTTTTTCTTGATGTGGGTATAAGCCAGTCTTTAAATAACGATTAATAAAGTAAACAGGGTTTTGTTTACAGTAGTTTATTTCCGCTCGGTTAAGTTTACTAAAGATTTTTTTCCTTAAAGAGTAAATGATTCTCTTTAACCAGTTAATAAATTTTTTCATGAGGTTAATGTATCAAGATGTTATTTAGTTTTTAGTTAGCCGAGGTTGCCGTCTCAACTTTTTGAGTCTACTCACGGAAAATGGCAAAATCAAGTTTTTGTATGCCACTTTCTTTACTGTCACAGCTACTGATACCAGTAAACACGATAAACAGTAGACACCTATATAAGTGTCACAATGTCCAACTCCACAATAAATACCTAAAAAGAAGCCAAATGATTGAAGAAGAGTTTCTTGCCACGATAAAGTTAATTACTTCAGAAGAGATCCTCGCAATAGTAGCTCCACTTGATAATGATAAACTAATAGTAACGAATCCAATTACAGTTCAACAGGCTCTTTCAAAAACTGGATTTGTAATATTCAAGGTTCTACCGTGGCTAAAGACTACCACTTCAGATACGGTCATTATTGATAAGCGTAACATTATTACAGTAGCAGAATGTTTTGACGTAGAAATGATTGACCTTTATCAGCAATACCTAAAGGGTAAAGATTTTTATTCTACAGGTAACGAAAGAAAACTAACCAAAGAAGAAGGTTACATCTCTAATGTTCAGGAAGCAAAGAAAAAGCTAGAGAACCTTTACAGATCCTCTAGCTCGGATACCTCTAGTTCAGATAAAACCAATACGTGACTTCTTCTTGTCCTTACGATATTTTTGAGAGTTAAAGATCTCAGCAACTGTCACTTTAGATTGAGGAACATCAAGATCTTTTCCTGACATTTGTGCTACGACTTTTGCCTGTTCCACTGTCAGTGGTTCAAACTCAATAATGTCATAACACCGACCCGGACGAGTTAGAGCGCTATCAATATCACTGATGCTCTCAATGTTTGTGGTGAAGATGATCTTCTTATTCGGCCTTGAGATTAGACCATCGCCCATATTAAGGAAGCGGTGCATGGATCGGTTACCATCAGTTCGTGAGGTAAGGAAAGCGTCTGCATCTTCAAATACGATGAACTCTTCATCACTATCAAAGAAACGCTCAAATAGTTGATCACTATTGGCTAGCTCTTCATCATAGGTAATAAAGGCAGATTTTCCTAGGTGGAATAGCATACCACGAATAAAGCTAGTCTTACCTGTACCAGCGGGTCCTTTTAGGATAAGAATATTTGATGAATCATCAAAGAAATCTTCATATAGATCACCTAAGGTACCTTCCTTGATAAAGGGATACATTTCAGTGAATGGTAGATCTTCACTCTTAAGATTACGATAACGAGTACAAAGATCGCCCCTATTATCACGGAAGGCCCACATCACACCTACCTCATCTCGTTCTTCTGTTAGAGGATAAATGGCTGTGATTTTTTCTTTGATATGTTCGTATTGATCAACATTACCATAGAAACTAACGTAGAATTTAGTTTCTTTAGTATCTTCACTATAGCTGTTAATCTCAATTAGCGAGTCGTAATTGTATAGCCAGCCAGTTTCACGATCAAACATCACATAATTGTAGGGAACTTCAGAGATCCCTTCAATGTGGGCAATTTTTTTGATCAGATCAGACTTCTCCTCTTTAGTAACATCAATTTTAAAGGAAAAGTAAGAAACATTCTCCTTATTTTTTACTTTAGATAGAATCCAGGCTTGCTTGACGGTTTCTTCAAAATCCCTAGATTGAACGGGAAATTCAAGAACATTCAGCTCATTAATCATAAGTATTTGTGTAACTGCCCCATTAAACTAACAGCCATTCTGGCTTGTTGCTCACAAGTGAGGACACTTCAATAACTGGCCTAATGAAAGTGGATTATATTTTAGCCATGTCATAATGCCCTTGACAACTGGGGGGTAGTGTGCTATGCTAGTACCTACTAAATACTTCCTTATAAGAAATGATAACAACCTCAGTAATGACTCAAAAGCGTAGAGCCGTTAACTACGTCTCCAATAAGGATTTTCTTGAAGCCCTAATTAAGTACCGCACCGAATGCTTTAAGGCCCAAGAAGAAGGAAGACCCCGCCCTCAGATTCCAGCATACATTGGAACTTGTTTACTACAGATCGCAACCAGAGTAGGATACAAGCCGAATTTTTCATCTTACTCTTACAAGGAAGACATGATCTCTGATAGTTATGAGAACATGTGCCGGTACATCCTTAACTTTGATCCAGAGAAGTCATCCAATCCATTTGCATACTTCACTCAGATCACACACTTTGCATACCTAAGACGCATTAAGTTAGAAAAGCGTGAACAAGAGAAGAAGCAAAAGATTCTGGAGAAGTGTGACTTTGATATGGTGATGGTTGATGAAGGTGAGGGCACAGACAACCATAGTGACTACAACAGCATCAAAGAGAATGTTTACAACCGTCTACGTTATTGATAATGGAAAAAGTAGTAAGTTTAGCTGAAAAGAAAAGACAAGCCCATAAAGAACTTACCCGAAAAAGAACAATTGAATCTTTGTTCAATAAATTAAAGACAACTGAAGAACGAGCAATGCTCCTACTGTTGGTGCAATCATATAAAGATGAAATTGAGGATTTAAAAAAATAGATTATACTATGAATATAATTTATAAAATAACTTATTTGCCGCACTTACAAAACAAGACTCCGCCTTATTATTATATTGGATCAAAATTCAAATATAATAATAATTATCTCGGATCTCTTTCTTCTAAACAAAAAGATTGGTATACTGAAGATTTAACTATAGAACAATGGTGGAAAAAGAATACAAAGAAAAATCCAGAAAATTTTTTGTTTGAAATTTTAGAGTCATATGATAAAATAACACCAAAGCAATTAGTTGAAGAAGAGAAAAAAATTCACTTAAATTTAGATGTTAGAGATGGTGTTGAATATTTTAATAAGGCTATCGCTACTACAGGATGGGTTGCTAGCAATAGAACCGAAGAGTCTAAAAATAAAGTTCGCAAGATAACACAGCAGTATTGGGATGAAAATAGCGAAGATGCTATTAAAAGGAGAAACCAACTTTCTGAGAGAAATAAAAAAGTTAAATCCAAACAAATGTCGGAAAAATGGAAAAATCCAACTGAGAAAATGCTAGAAAGTTTGGAAAAATTTATTAAGCAGGCAAAAGATTCTAAAGGAGTTCCAAAAAAATCAAATGGGCCCAGAAATACGGGAAAAGTATTTTGCGATGGCATCGTTTATAAAAATGCCAAGGAAGCAAGCATTCAATTAGGTGTAGCTGCTGTCACTATTCGCAATAGATGCACTAGCAATAAATTTCCAAATTATTATTACCTAAAAAATTATGAAAATTGTCCTTATAACTGATCAACATTTTTCATGTCGTAAAAACAGTAAACTTCATCATGACTATTTTCTTAAATTTTACAATAATATATTTTTTCCTTACCTAGAAAAGCATAATATAAAAACTGTTATTGATCTTGGTGACACTTTTGACAACCGTAGATCTATTGAATTTACTGCCATACAGTGGGCTTCTACTAATTATTATGATAGGCTTTATAGTTTAGGTATAGATCATCATGTAATAGTAGGAAATCATACAGCTTACTTTAAAAATTCTAATAAAATCAATTCTCCATCCCTGCTTTTACAGCAATACCCCAATATTACTGTTTATTCAGAACCAACTGAAGTCAATATTGGAAATTTACCAATCGTACTCGTTCCTTGGATCAATCAAGAAAATGAACAGCAGACACTGGATCTAATCAAAAGAACTTCCGCCCCGGTCTGTATGGGCCATCTTGAATTGAATGGATTTGTTGCTCATAAGGGCCATGTAATGGAGGACTCAAGAGATCCTATTCAGTTCAATAAATTTGATAAGGTATTTTCTGGGCACTTTCATTCTAGATCCGATAATGGAAAGATTTACTATTTTGGTAATCCTTATGAAATCTATTTCAATGATGTAGATGAGGATAGGGGATTCATCGTATTTGATACGGAAACTCTAGAGCATGAATATGTAAATAACCCGTATAAGTTGCATTATCAAATCTACTATGAAGATAATGACCTAAAGAACTTAAAAGAAGAACAATACGAAAACAAGATCGTTAAAGTTATTGTAAGAAAGAAAACAAACGTAAAGAAATTTGAGCAGTTTGTTGATAAGTTAAATAAGGCAAATGTTGCTGAACTTAAGATCATTGAAACCACTGAGATTCCAGATATTCAGAACTTTGAATCATTAGAAGCGGAGGATACATTTTCTATTCTTAATCGTTATGTTGATGATGCTGAAATTGAGTTGGATAAATCTAAAGTAAAATCCATTATTGCTGATCTTTATAGAACTGCTCTGGAGAGTGCTTGATGTTTATACTATCACTTAAGGACAAGTCTGACGGGGCTTATACTGTCATCAATGAAGCTGAAGAAAAAGTATTACTAATATTTGAGAATCAAGATGATGCAGAACGTTATGCAATAATGTTAAACGAAAATGATTACCCAAAGGTTAAGGTAGTCTCTTATGAAGATAATGTTTTACTAAAAACATGTGAAATGATGGGTCAGCGATATAGTATTGTTGGCCCCTATGATTTGGTTGTTCCTCCTGACGTTTATTGATAATGATTACATTTCATAAAGTAAGAGCCAAAAATTTTCTGGCTATCGGTAACTATTGGCTTGAGTATGATCTTGATAAGGATCACATGACTTGCCTAAGAGGTATTAATGGATCTTCAAAGTCCACGGTCCTAGATGCCCTTACGTTTTCACTATACAAGAAAGCTTATCGCCAAATAAACATACCTCAACTGGCTAATGCAGTAAACAAGAAAGATTGTGTAGTTGAAATTGAGTTTTCTATTGGTACTAATCAATGGAAAATTCGTAGAGGCATTAATCCAAACTTATTTGAGATTTACAAGAATGGCGATCTTCTAGACCAACATTCTTCCGTTATTGAGCAACAACGTTGGTTTGAACAGAATGTACTTAAGATCAACTATAAGACATTTTGTAGTATCGTTATCATGGGTAGCGGTAATTATGTGCCATTCATGAGACTGACTGCATCTGAGCGCAGGGAAGTGGTAGAAGAATTGCTTGATATTAAAGTGTTCTCCTCAATGAATGCTATCGTCAAGGATCGGATTAAATCAATCAAGGATGACATTAAGCTCCTTACAATAAAGAAAACATCTTATGAAGATAAAGTTCAAATGCAGCAGAACTTTATTGATGAAATTGAGAAGCGTGGAAAAGAAAACATCCAAGAAAAGCAGGCTAAAATTGAGGAGCTAACCGAATCACAACAACAGTTGCAAATTGAATTAAATGAATATAATAGGAAAGTTGTTGACCTTAATCAGCAGATTGAACAATATACCAGCGCTACTGAAAACCTAAAAAAGCTTGTTGCAGAAAAAGCCAAGATTACACAACAGGTTACAACAATTAAGGAGAATTATCAGTTTTTCGTAAAGCACGACACTTGCCCAACTTGCTCACAAGAGATTGATCCTGACCTAAGAGCAGCAAAACAAAAGGACTCAAAAGATAGAACAAAAGAACTAAAGGAAGTTTACCTTAATCTAAAAAGTTCTATTGAGCAGGAAGAAGAAAGGGAATCTAATTTCCTTAAGCTTTCAAGAGAAATTTCAACCCTTAATAACAAGATCTCCCAGAACAACTTAAAAATTGCCCAATCAAATGCCCGCATTAAAGAGCTTAATAGTGAGATTCAGATTATTGTTTCTCAAATTGAAAACAAGAGCAATGAACACGACAAGCTAGAAACATTCCAAGCTGAACTGGAAAACATTAACGAGGAAATTTTCAAATTGAAGGAGGACATTCATTATTATGACTTTACATATGGTCTTCTAAAAGATGGCGGCGTTAAGTCATCTATTGTTAAAAAGTATGTTCCACTTCTCAATCAACAAATTAACAAGTATCTACAGATGATGGATCTGTATGTAAACTTTAATCTTGATGAAGAGTTTAATGAAACTATCACAACTCCTGTGTATGAAAGCTTCTCCTATGGAAACTTCTCTGCCGGTCAGGCTCAGCGTATTGACCTTGCTATTGCATTTGCCCTGATGAAGATTGCAGAAATCAAAAACTCTGCACATGTTAATATCAACTTCTATGATGAAATCCTAGAGAACTCCCTTGACTTTGCCGGCGTTTCTGACTTCTTTAAAATTGTTCGCTATGAGCTAACAAACAAGAATGTCTTTATTATTTCTCACCGGGAGGGCATTGAGGATAAGTTTGACAAGATTATCACATTTGAGAAGAAGGGTCACTTTAGCTACAAAACTGAAATTTCTAATAAATAGTTTATACTAATAGAGTAACTTTAATGAATAGTAGGGATGTTGTCGGGCTTTATGAAGCATATTCTCAAATTTATGAAGGGAAATCGGATGACAATTTGACTCCACTTCAAAAGATTAGAAAGAGAAATCAAGATCCGTCTTTGGTATCTTCTGCTGGTGGTCAAACTTCCGAGAGGCGTTCCTATCATAAAGCAGCAAGAGGAGAAAAAAAAGCAAAAGGTGAAAAAAGTGCCTTTGGTACAATGCGTCATGTTGGTGGGCCATATAACGAAGAAGTTGATGTTTATGATTTAGTTCTAGATTACCTTCTAGATGAAGGTTTCTGTGACGATGTAGAATCTGCTGAAGTCATTATGGCTAATATGAGTGAAGAGTGGATGGATGAAATCGTAGAAGGATTTGTCAGCCCCTACAAAACTCGCCCAACTTATGGAAATCCTCAGGGCACATCTCCTGCGATGAAGGCTCTTAAAAAGAGCGATGAACTACAAAAAACCGAGCTAGGTTCAGCCCGACAGAAAAAACAGACTAGCAGATCCCAACAACTAAATCGCATGTTCCAGGCCGCCCGACAAGGGGCTTGACAACCAGAGTAAAACATGCTATAATACGGTCGTCCACCCAAAAGGACGGCCGTTTTTATTGAAATATAATTTATGAGCACATCAAAAGAAAACTTCTGGAAGTTTAACGAAGGAGAAGTTCTTAAGCAAGTAGAGGAATACATCATCTCAACTTACGGGGCTCATTATGCCTCAGAGGATAATTCTATCCAGGCAATTGACCTAATTAACTCAATCGGACACGGGGCATCATTTTCCCAGGATAATGTCATTAAGTATGGTGCTCGTTATGAGCGTAAGGGACAATCAAAATCTGATGCTCTGAAGATCATCCATTACGGAATCTTACTCTATCACTTCTCCGGTCACGATAAGCCCCTACCCCAGAACTATAACCTAGCCTGATCTTTACAACTATATTATGAAGCTATCACCTGAAACGCTCGCAATTCTGAAAAATTTTGCGAGTATCAATGAATCTATTCTTTTCCGACAGGGAAACAAGATTCGCACAATGAAATATCCAGCAAAGACCATTCTTGGAGAAGCTGTTGTCCCGGAGACTTTTCCCAAAGAGTTTGCCATCTACAACCTGAATCAATTTCTCAACGGATACTCACTTCTGGACAATCCTGAACTGGACTTTTCTGATGAAGAAGATCGTTTTGTAATTCTTAAGGAAGGGAAGCGTAAGATTAAATACTTCTTCTGCAACCCTGAAATGATCAATTCTCCACCGGATAAACCTCTTGTTCTACCATCAGAAGATGTGGCATTTAATCTAAGTGCAGAACATCTAGATAAGATCCTCAAGGCTCGCAGCATCTATCAGCTACCCGACCTATCTGTTGTGGGCGATGGAAGTGAGATTTCATTGGTTGTTCATGACAAAGAGAACCCTTCATCTAATGAATACACGATTGTTGTCGGTGATACCGGGAATACCTTTACTTTTAATCTTCGCATTGAAAACATCTTGATCCTTAAGGGTTCCTATGATGTTACTATCTCTAAGTCAAAGATTTCACGTTTCAACAATACAGCAACGGATCTTGTCTACTACCTACCCCTGGAGCCTGACTCAGATTTTCAGGAATGATGAATTTTCACAAAACTTGAAAATTCAGATAAGTTGAAAAATGTGCAGTAGTTCTCAAATAATGGGAGCTACTGCAATAATCCTATACATTATGTTTCTTATGAGTCAAGACTTTCTATTCTGCGAAAAATATACGCCAAAGACAATGGAGGAAGTCATCCTCCCAAAGGACCTAAAGAATCTGTTTATTGGCATCCGAGATTCAGGGAAAACTTCCCATATGACTCTTGCCGGGCCCAAAGGCTGCGGCAAAACCTCCACAATTAGGGCGCTTGCAAAAGAGCTTCAAGTGGACTTTATGATGATTAATGGATCCAAGGAAAGGTCCATTGATACCATCAGGACTACAGTTGAATCTTATGCAAGTTCAGTATCAATGTATTCATCAGGGAAGAAGATCCTTCTGATTGATGAGGCAGACAACCTGACACAAGATGCCCAGAAGGCTTTCCTTGGTGTTATTGAGGCAACACAAAAGAACTGTACTTTTGTTCTTACTTGCAACTACCCAAATCGCATTGATTTGGCAGTTCTATCCCGCTGTCCTATTGTAAACTTTAAGTTCCCCAAAGAAGAAAAGCCTCAGTTACTTGCGGACTTCTATACCTCAATTCTTAAAATCCTTGAGGAAAATAAGATCAAGGTAGAAGATAAGAAGGTGGTTGCTAAGCTAGTAGCAAAATATTTCCCTGATTTCCGTAGGACACTGAACATCCTTCAGCAATATTCTGCATCTGGGGAAATCAATTCAAGCGTCCTGGCTCAAGTATCGGACATTAAGGTTTCAACTCTTTATAAGGCAATGAAAGAGAGAAACTTTGGTGAAGTGCGCAAATGGGCAATCAATAATCTTGATAATGATGCCACTATGGTTCTTCGGTCTGTCTATGATGGCCTAGAGGGTGTTATGAAACCATACTCTATCCCAGCAGCAATCCTTATCATTCATGAACACATGGCATGTAATGTTATGGATAATGAAGTTAATCTGATTACTTGTTTTATTAAATTGATGATGGAGGATGCAATTGAATTTCTATGAAGCTAGAACTTAAAGATTGGTTAGATTCTATTTTTAATACAAAAGAAGATCTAATGAAGAAGTATCCAGAATGTAAAAATCAATATCCAGCTTTCATCATCAACCGTATGATGGCTGGGCATATTGATTGCATTTTGGCTGCTCAGGAAATGAATAAACACTTTACAATGCCCCCTGAGATGCAGTACAAATTTTATCTTAACTCAATAAGAAAGCAGAAAAGGTTTACTCCGTTCATTAAAAAAAGCAAACTAGATAATGTCCAGTACATTATAGATTACTATAATGTCAGTTTGACAAAAGCAGAAGATTACCTAAAGATTCTAAGTATTGAGGAAGTGCAATACATCAAAGATCAGCTAAACAAAGGAGGGTCTAAATAGTGAATAGTTATTATAATTTGGATGATTTTTATGAGTGGAAGTGTTGATACCAACTATTTGCCCTTTGATCCTGAAAAAATGATGGTTGAGGTCCGCCTGAAGGACCCCGATTCATTTCTTGTTATTACCGAAAGTCTGAGTCGTATTGGTGTTTTGAGTGTAAAAAATAAGACTCTTACTCAGAGCAGCCTACTTCTACACAAACAAAATCGTTATTACATTTGTAACTTCAAGTATCTGTTCGCTCTTGATGGGCGGGATACTACGATTACGCAAGAGGACGTAGAGCGCAACAATACAATTGCACGTTTACTAGAAAGTTGGTCACTACTTGAGATTGTTAATCCTGAGATTATGACCAGCTTTGCCCCACTCAATAAAATTAAGATCCTTACCTATAAGGAGAAAATGAGCGGGGAGTATCAGTTGAAGACTAAGTATACTATCGGTAAAAAGAAGCGCCCACAAACAAAAGAGCAGTAAGTTCGGGTATCCACACTTGCCTTTTCTCCATAGTTAGTGTTAAATAAGAGCATGGATCGCCCATTAGGGGATCCTGCTAAACACTCGCTTTTTTAAGGAGGAACAAATGTCTAATCTTTCTACCTATGATTCCCATGACCTTACTAAGTTCTGGAATGATGTTAGCACTTACACCATTGGTCTTGATGAATGGTTTAATCGGCTAACAACTCGGCATTATACCGAAGCCAACTATCCGGTTTATAATCTTGTTAAAGAAAAAGGTGGGGCCAACTACCGACTTGAAGTTGCTCTTGCTGGATTTAAGAAAGAAGAAATCTCAGTAGAAACTCAAGATGGAAAGCTCTTTGTTATTGGTAAAGTAAACAAAGATGAGTCTGTTGAATACATTCATCGTGGACTATCCAAACGATCATTTACTCGTAGTTGGACACTATCTGATGATGTAGAAATTACAGATGTAGATTTTAGTGAGGGTCTACTTGTTATTAAGTTCCAACGGATCATCCCAGAACACCAGAAACTTAAGAAGTGGCTCTGATAAATAGTTATACTATTGTCGCCGCTGTTGTGTCTTTGTCAAAAATCAAAGTCTAGCACATTTAGCCTCCTAGTGATAGGAGGCTTTTTCATAAATAAGTATAAAAGTTTAGGAAATTTTTATGGACTCGTTAGACATTCGGAATCTTTATGCAGCCTATAGATCTGTCTATGAAGATCAACAGAGCTTGACTGAAGATGTAGATGTTGAGCTTGATGAATCTAAGGCAGACAAAACAGTTCCCGCAGAGCATAGATCCAAACTAAGAAATGCTAGGGCGGGATTTCAAGTCATAGACCCAAACAGCGCAACGGCAACAAAAGTAAGAAGAAGGGAGCATAAAGAGCGCAGAGGTATGCGAGGTAATATTGGAGGAGAAGGCGCTTCTTCTTATCGTTATGATGATAATCATGATAAAGATTACCCCTCTATCAAACTTCGCGGAAAAGGATACATGGAAGAAGAACTAGATGTTTACGATCTAGTTCTAGACCATCTGCTAGACGAGGGTTATT